GTATTGGGCTTTGAAGAAATCAACATGAGCCAGTCGATCAAGGTACACACCACAGGTACACGCGTAACTGCTACTACCACGGTTGGTGCTTCTACCCAAGGCGCAACTACCATTAACCTAACCAACGGCGCTGCCGCTGAAGTTATCAACGCTGGTGACGTGTTCACTATCGCTGGCATCTTCTCTGTTAACCCACAAACCCGTGAGTCAACAGGTAGCCTGCAACAGTTCACCGTATTAGCCACTAACACTGCTTCTGGTGCTGGTGTCTATACCGCTGTTCAGATCAGCCCAGCTCTGTATGACGCAACTAGCGCATTAGCTACTGTAACAACGCTCCCAACTAACGGTTTAGCCGTTACGTTCTTGGGTGCTGCGTCTACCGGCTATGCACAAAACTTGGTATATCACAAAGATGCGATCACTTTTGCGACCGCTGACTTGTTGTTACCACAGGGTGTAGATATGGCTTCACGTCAAGTTCACAACGGCATCTCGATGCGTATTGTTCGCCAATACGACATCAACAATGACCGTATGCCTTGCCGTATTGACGTACTCTATGGTTACAGCACGATCCGTCCACAAATGGGCGTTCGTATCTGGGGCTAACCCTAAATGCTCCCGCGCAAGCGGGGGCTTTTTAAACTTATATTTTTAAAGGAATTTCATCATGGCTCTCCCAAATGGTGCAGGTGGTTATCAATTAGGCGACGGTAACGTCGGTGAAGCAGTATTGTTTGTGCAAGGCGCTCCTACTGCCGTGGCTGCTGCTGCGACAATGACGTCTGCTCAACTAGCAAACGGTTTGTTTGTTTTCAACGGCGCTGCTGGCAACTTGACTTTGCCAACCGTAGCTTTGCTTGAAGCTGACATTTCTAGCGCAGAAAAAGTAAATGCTGCATTTGATTTCGTTATTATCAATACCGATGCTGCTGACGTAGTTACTTTGGCTGCTGGTACTGGTTGGACGATTGTTGGCGTTGCTGCGGTAGCTACTACATCTTCGGCTCAGTTCCGCGCTCGTAAAACAGGCGAAGGCGCTTGGACTGCGTATCGCATTGCTTAATGTAATATCCCGCCCTTCGGGGCGGGTTTTTATAAAGGAAAAATTATGCCTAATACCAAACCTGTAGGGGTTGCTTTTAGCGATCCTGAACTGACTTCTGGCACTACGATTACTGGCGCTGTTATTACGGGTTCTACTTTAAATGCCGTTACCGTTGGTAATACGGGTGGTACAGCAAGTTTCTTTGGTACATCCCCTGTATCTAAAGGCGCTGCGCTGACAACCGCGCTTACATCTATTACCGCTTCAGCACCAGGAACACCTGACTATGCTATTGCTAACCTAACAAACACCACTCCGTTTGGTTTCGCTTCAGCAGACGAAGGTCAAACTGTACTGACTGTAATTGCAAATTTGCAAACTCGCGTGAATCAGTTAGAGTCACGTTTACAAACTTACGGTTTGTTGCCTTAATAAATAGGGGGACTTCGGTTCCCCAACTAACTATGCACATATACTTATCACATCCCGTTCACGGTACTAAAGTCGCCTGCTCCGATATGGAAGCAGATTTTGATGAACAAAATGGTTGGGAACGCTATAATGTAGACACACCAGCCATTGAAGCTGAGGTGGTCGAAGTTGTGGCTGAAGAACCAGCTACTATCGAATTAGTTGCAAATGCGCTAAAACCAAAGACACGACGTAAATCTGCTTAAGTAAAGGGTAGCTATGACCACGGCTAACGAACAAATCAACGGCGCTTTGCGCTTACTAGGTGTGTTAGCCGAAGGCGAAACGCCTTCTGCCGCTACGTCACAAGACGCTTTGGCAGCGTTAAACCAGATGATCGACAGTTGGAATACCGAGCGTTTGTCGGTGTTTTCTACCCAAGATCAAGTGCGTACATGGCCTGCTGGCAGTATTAGCCAAACCCTTGGCCCAACAGGGTCATTAGTTGGGCAGCGTCCGGTCTTGATTGACGATGCAACGTATTTTCGTGATGCAGCGACCAACATCTCGTATGGCATCAAACTGATTAACCAACAGCAATACAACGGTATTGCCGTTAAAACCGTTACATCTACATATCCCCAAGTTATGTGGGTCAACATGACTTACCCTGACATTGAGATGTACGTGTACCCCGTACCTATCAAACCGCTTGAGTTTCACTTTGTTTCGGTTGAGCCGTTAATGTCTGTGCCTAGCTTGTCTACCGACATCACTATGCCAATCGGCTACCTACGGGCGTTTAAATACAACCTCGCCTGCGAGTTTGCCGCTGAGTTTGGGGTTGAGCCTAGCCCACAGGTTTTGCGCGTCGCTATGACCTCTAAACGCAATCTGAAGCGTATTAACAACCCAGACGACATTATGGCGTTGCCATATAGCTTGGTTGGCACACGTCAGCGCTTTAATATCTACGCAGGTAATTTCTAGGATTAATTATGGCAAACGTAACAATACCCCAACTACCAGTAGCAACCGTTTCGGCAGGCACTGATCTATTACCTGTAGAGCAAAGCGGCGTTACTAAACAAATGACTAGAACGGTCTTGTTGACTAATGCTACATTAACCACACCTATTCTTGGAACACCCCAATCTGGCACATTAACAAACTGTACGGGTTTACCCGTATCTACAGGAATTAGCGGACTTGGTACAGGCGTTGCAACATTTTTAGCTACGCCTTCTAGCGCTAATTTGCGTACGGCTGTAACGGACGAAACAGGTACAGGTGCATTAGTTTTTGCTACCACACCCACGTTAGTAACCCCTGTGTTAGGCGTAGCTACAGCTACTAGTATTAACAAAATGGCTATTACAGCCCCCGCTACTAGTTCTACTCTAGCGATTGCAGATGGCAAAACGTTTACTGTTAACCATAGTATTACCTTAGCTGGAACAGACACCACCACCATGACGTTTCCAGCTACAAGCGCTACGATTGCGCGTACCGATGCAGCGCAGACATTTACTGGCAATCAAACATTTAGCGGCGCTGTTATTGGTGCAGTGCAAGCCTTATCAGGCCCAGGCGCAGTTAATGTAACCCAATTAACTACTGCGTTTACATCAACAGCAACAGGTAATGCCTTAACTTTAGCTGACGGCGTAGCAGGCCAACTTAAAACAATTGTTTATGTAGCCGAAGCTGCGGGCGGTGATACAGGCGTTTTGACACCTACCAATCTTGGCAGTGCAACTACTATTACATTTAACGCTGTTGGTGATTCAGTTACCCTTCAGTTTATTGGTGCTGATTGGTGGGTTATTGGTTTACGTGGCGCTGTGGTTGCGTAACGCATGAAAACGCCAATTTTAGGGCAAGCATATGTAGCCCGTAGCGTTAACGCGGCAGACAATCGCATGATTAACCTATTTCCTGAAGTTATCCCTAACGAAGGTAAAGAGGCAGGGTTTCTTAACCGCGCCCCAGGCTTACGTTTGCTGGCTAGTATTGGCTTTGGCCCTATCCGTGGCTTGTGGACGTTTAACGGCGTAGGCTACGTGGTGTCAGGCAATCAATTGTTTCGCATCACTACAGCGTACGTACCCACCCTAATTGGCACTGTAACTGGCACAGGCCCCGTGTCAATGGCTGACAATGGTACGCAACTGTTTATCGCCGCCAATGGCCCTAGCTACATCTATAACTCAGTCACTTTGGCTTACGGTCAGATTACCGACCCTGACTTTGCTGGCGCTGTTACCGTATCTTATTTAGATGGCTACTTTGTCTTTAACGAGCCAAACAGCCAAAAGGTGTGGGTCACTCAGTTACTTGACGGCACATCCATTGACCCGCTTGACTTTGCTAGTGCCGAAGGCAACCCTGACGGTCTTGTAGCCCTTCTTGTAAACAACCGTGAGGCATGGCTGTTTGGGTCAAACTCCATTGAAGTTTGGTACGACGCTGGTACGCCTGACTTTCCTCTTGCCCGTATTCAAGGCGCATCCAACGAGATTGGTTGCGTTGCACCATATTCTGTAGCTAAATTAGACAACTCGCTGTTTTGGCTAGGGCAAGATGCTAGGGGTCAGGGCATTGTTTACCGTAACAACGGCTACACAGGCGTACGTGCGTCTAACCATGCAATTGAATGGCAGATTCAGTCTTACGGTAACATCAGCGATGCGGTTGCCTATACTTACCAGCAAGACGGTCATAGTTTCTACGTATTGACCTTCCCAAGCGCAGACAAGACATGGGTGTACGACGTGTCTACCCAATCGTGGCATGAACGGGCAGGATGGAATAACGGCAACTTTACCCGTCACCGTTCTAATTGCCAAATGGCGTTTAACAACGAAATCATCGTAGGCGACTTTGAAAACGGCAACATTTACGCTTTTGACCTTGATGTTTATGCGGACAACGGGCAGATTCAAAAATGGCTGCGTTCGTGGCGCGCTATTCCTAGCGGTCAAAACAACCTTAAACGTACTACCCAACACACTATGCAATTTGATTGCGAAACAGGCGTAGGACTTAACGGTATTGATCCAGAAGATCCTTTAGATTGGTTTTTTAGCACTACTAGTGGTAATCAAGTTATTACTAATACAGGCGACTTTTTGTTGTTTTCGCCGCCTGCCGTACAAGGTGCTAACCCACAAGCCATGCTTCGCTGGTCAGATGATGGCGGCCATACGTGGTCAAACGAACATTGGACGGACTTAGGTCGCATTGGTCAATACGGACGCCGGGCGTTCTGGCGTCGACTTGGCATGACGCAAAAGCTGCGTGACCGTGTGTATGAGGTGTCAGGCACCGATCCAGTCAAGATTGTTATCCTTGGCGCTGAACTGCAAATAAGCCCGACCCGTGCCTAAGCTATGACGTCCTACTCCATTACCCAGATACCAGCACCGCGTACGCCAGTAATTGACGAAACCACAGGATTATTGTCCCGTGAATGGTTTCGGTGGTTTAACAATATCAACAGCATAGTTGGCGGTGGGTTAGGCGTTATTGCCGTTATTAACGGCGGTACAGGTCAATCTACCTACACTAACGGGCAACTGCTGATTGGTAATAGCACAGGTAATACTTTAACTAAAAACACCTTAACACCAGGCGCAGGCATCGGTGTTACCAACGGCCCTGGTTCAATAAGCATAGCCAATACAGGCGTAACATCTATTGTTGCTGGCACAGGCATAAGTGCTTCATCCGCTACAGGCAACGTAACAGTTGCCAACACAGGCGTAACGTCCTTCAGCGCAGGCACGACAGGCTTGACGCCTAGCAGCCCCACCACAGGCGCCGTCGTTCTTGCAGGCACTTTAGCTGTGGCTAACGGTGGTACAGGAGCAACTACCGACTCAGGGGCTAGAACCAACCTAGGCTTGGGCGGCGGTTTGTCGGTAACGATTACAACCGCTAAACTAACAACGTTAGGCGCAAACGGCAGTATGACCTTTGTTAACGGTATTTTAACGGCGCAAACACAGGCGACTTAATGGCTAAATTAACTGATGATATTTGGAAAGTTATCTATGACACTGCGGTGAAATACGATAAGATAACCCCAAACCAAAATATTAGACATTATATTGAACAAAACGCTGACATAACGTTATTTAACGGCGGTGTATTTGTTGCGGTAGGTAATGAGTTTGATTTATATGTATTGCCAGAAAAGCAAGGTAAATGGCGTATTCGTGACGTACTTAACGACTATTTAGTAAAAATGACCGACAAATACGGCACGCTTGTTGTTAAAATACACGAAGATAACCATAAGTCATTGCGGTTGGCAAAGTTTTTTAAATTTAAAGAAGTCAGCCGTATTGACGGCAAACTTACATTGGAGCGTAAGCCATGGGATCAATAGTAAATTCAGTTGCAGACGTCTTTGGGTTTGGCCCTGCAAGTAAACAAGCTAACGCCGTTGAAAGCGCGGCTAATATAGGCGCTGATTCTGCTAGATACGCTGCTGATCTGCAAAAGCAGATGTTTGAGCGCCAAGCTGAATTGCAAGAACCATTTAGACAAGCAGGTTTATCTGGCCAAAACCGTTTATTAGAATTGCTAGGAATTGGGGGCGCCCCAGGCGCGCAAGGTTATGGCAAGTATGCTTCGGCTGAGTTTACGCCAACTAACTTTTTAGCTAACCAAGACCCAGGCTACGCCTTCCGTATGTCTGAAGGCATGAAGGCTTTAGAGCGTTCGGCTGCGGCTAGGGGTGGTCTATTGTCAGGCGCTACGCTACGTGGTACACAGCGCTACGGGCAAGACTTAGCATCACAAGAGTATCAAAACGCGTTTAACCGTTATCAAACGCAGCGCACTAATACTTTGAATCCATACGCTAGTTTGGCTGGCGTAGCGCAAACAAGCGCTAATACATTAGGTCAACAGGCAGGCGCTTACGGCGCTAACGTAGGTAATATTGCTATGGCAGGCGGCGCTAACGCTGGTAACGCTCAGTTAGCCCTTGGCAACATTCGAGGTCAACAGTTCGGTAATGCTGCTAATGCGCTAGGTCAAGGATACGATTTTTATAAACGCGGTGGTTTTAATGATCTTTTTGGCGGTAGTGGGTTTACTGACGTTGGAGGCGAAGGCGCCGCCGCTAACAGAGCCTTAGCTGAGTACATGTAAAGGAAAAATTATGGCTGCTCAAATTAATTATGGGCTTGTAAACCCCGCTGTTCTTGACTATGAGGGTCAAGAACAAAAATCGTTAAACGTACAAAAAACTAGAATGGACGTAGAGCGTTTAGAAAACGAACGCAAAGTTATGTTTGATCTTCAAAAACAATTAGCGGATAAAGGTGTTGATACCGACCTAAACTTTGTTTTTGATACCATGATTAAGACGGGCAATCCTGACTATGTAGCTAGAGGTCTTGAAGGTAAATCTAAGCTACAAGAACAAATAAATTACGCAAAAGTCATGGGATATGACATGACACCGCCGGTTGCCGCACCAGCTGCTGCACCTGTTGCGGGAGCGCCTATGGGGATGCCTAGCGCTGCCCCTGCGCCTGTTAATGCTTTAGCGCCAATAGCAGGAACGCAAGCAGCTCCGGTTGCACCTGTTAACGCATTGGCGGGAGCGCAAGTTGCACCAGATCAAGCTGCCGTCTTACAAAATAGAATTAATGGTTTATTGCGTTTAGGTACGCCGCAAGCACTTAACACGGCAAAAGTTTTGCAAACACAACTTACGGCATTAGAACCTACCCCTGCAATTAGAGAGTTTAACTACGGGCTGAAAAACCCTAAATTTGCTGAATCTCAGTTAGCCCTAAAACGTGCAGGTGCAACGCAAGTAGTATTACCAGCGCAACAAAAAGCATTTGAAGCAGAAATAGGTAAAGGCCAAGCAGACGCCATTCTTAAAAGTCGTACGGCCGCTGAGGACGCAGCAACAATTTTGCAAACAAACCAAGTGGGGCGCGATTTACTTAACTCTGGCGCTATTACAGGCGCAGGTGCTGACTTCTTTGTTGGGCTTAATCAGGGACTTAAAACAGCCGGTATTGACTTTGGTTTTGCAGACGCTTCAGCTAACTCTCAGGCTTACGCTGCGGCTATGGGTCAAAACACAGCCAAGTTAATTAAACAGTTTGGTGCTGGTACAGGCTTATCTGACGGCGACCGAAAATACGCAGAAAAAATTGCAGCAGGTCAAATTACAATGGACGAAAAAGCCATTCGTAAAATTCTTGATATTAATGACCGTGCAGCGCGTAATGTTATTACTGGTCACAATAAAAAAGTTGAAGGCATTAAAACTAACATTCCGCTTAAAGTTGACTTGCCTGGCGCCGTTGTATCAATTAAAGACAATGCAGAATACAACGCATTACCGCCTGGGACTGTTTTTATAGACCCAGAAGGAAAACAGCGAAGGAAACCATAATGGGATGGCAAGATGCTCCGGTATTAAAATCTGAAGCCCCTGCTGCTGCGCCTGCGGCGGCTAGTGGTTGGCAATCTGCACCTTTAGATGAAACGTTTGCACGTCAAAATGTAGGCGCTGAAGCGCCTCGCGCTCAAATTTCACACCCGCATGATTACCTTTTAAAGACGTTAAAAAACGTTCCTAGAAGCGCAGGTAAGTTTGTAGGTGGTATATATGAAGCCGTTACTAGCCCTATAGAAACTGCTAAAGGATTAGTAGATGTAGGCGCAGGAGCAATACAAAACGTGTTGCCTCAAGGCGTGGTTGATTTTGTAAACAGTTTTAGTTCTGACCCTTCTAACGCTGAACGGGCAGTAGCCGTTGCAAACGCAGTAGGCGGTATGTATAAAGACCGTTATGGCGATTACGAAAAAATTAAGCGCACTTTAGCTGAAGATCCTGTAGGCGCTGCTGCTGATTTATCAACTCTTTTTTCTGGTGGCGCTTTGGCGACTGCTAAAATTGCACCTACCCTATCGCAAGGATTAACTAAAGCCGCTACGGTTACTAACCCTTTAAGTGTTGTAACTAAACCAGTTGAAATGTACGCAAAGTCTAAAAATGCGCTACTACAAGGGCAAAAACAAACTAACGTTGTTCGTGACGCTAACCTTCTTGCAGCGCAAAAAGAAGGATATGTTGTTACACCAGGTAGTTTAGATCCTACTGGCGCAAACATATTAAAAGAACGGATTGCAGGTAAAACGCATTTAGAACAGCTTGCGTCTATTAAAAATCAAACAATAACAGATAATTTAGCCCGTAAAGCGGTAGGTTTACCTGAAAATGCTCAATTAACGCCTGAAGTAATGAAAGGTATTCGTGAAGCAGAATACACTAAAGGTTACGCGCCTCTTAAAAAATTAGGCGAAATTGCTGCTGACGACGTTTACATAACCGATTTAGCCAATATTGAAGCTAAATATACTGGCGCATCTAAATCGTTTCCTGGTGTTGTGCCTGATGAGGTAGGTAAACTAATTAAAGGTTTTTTAGTTAATAAATTTGATTCAGGTGACGTTGTAGACGTAGTTAGAAATCTACGTGACCAAGCAAGCGCTAATTTTAGAAAAGGCGAAAACGCTTTAGCTAAATCGCAATTAGATATATCTACAGCTTTAGAAGGTCAAATTGCGCGGGTATTAGAAACGTCAGGCGACCCTAGTTTAGCTGGATTGTTAGAGCAATTTAAGGCGTCCCGTCAACGTATGGCGGTTAGCCACACAGTTGAAGAAGCAATCCGTAAAGGGTCTGGCTCTGTGGACGGTAGAAAATTAGCCCGTGACATTCAAAACGATAAGTTTATGACTGGCGATCTTAAAACCGCCGCTGAGTTTGCCAACACGTTCCCGCGTGTTAACGTACCTCCAAGCATGATTGGTACCCCTGGAGCTGGAACAATTTTAGGGCGTAGCCTTAGCGGCGCGGCTGGTGCAGGCGCAGGTCTTTTTGCTAGTGGCGGTAATCCTTATGCTGCAATGGCAGGCGCGGCAGCGCCCGAGTTAATTTCGGCGGGTATGCGTGAATACATGTTATCTAGGGTAGGGCAAAAAGGTGTTGCGCCTAAGTATAATCGGTACCAAGACTTAGCCGCAGGTTTAACCGATGAGGGCCTTCGCAACGCGTTATTAGCTACACAGGCGGGAAGTATCTCGCGTGAAAACAAAAACAAACTAGCGAGGTAAATCATGGATTGGCAATACTTATTCAATATGGTAGCTGGCGTAGGGATGCTTGGCGTTGGTTGGTGGTGTCGCCAGATATGGGATTCGGTTCAAAATTTAAAAAAAGACGTTCAAAGTATTGAAGTAAATTTACCAACAAATTATGTTCGCAAAGTAGATTTAGATGTTAAGTTTGATAAGTTGGAATCTACTTTGCAACGTATTTTAGATAAATTAGATCAAAAGGCAGATAAAGAATGAATATGATAATGACCATTTTTAAATCTAAAACGCTGATGTTTGCTTTGGCTTTGGCAATCTTTGGCGTTGTTGAGATGAACGTCCAAGTTTTTTCGGTCTATATGACTCCTACTATGTTTGGCTTTTTTAGCATTGGTATTAGCGTAATTGTTGCCATATTGCGGATTGTAACTACCTTGCCATTAGATAAAAAATGATTTTAGAAACAATCATTGGCGCATTAGTGCCAGTCGGTATTGACGGCATTAAATCTCTTATTGGCATGTTTACAGGCGGTGTAAAGCCTATTTCTGTAGATGAACAGATAAAACTAGACAATAACGAAATAAACAAGCTACAAGCCCTTGCTACGCTAGACAATCCTTACGGTCAGCCTAGCCAATGGGTAGTCGATTTAAGGGCATCTAGCCGCTATTTGGGCGCATTGTTTGTCATTGTCGTAGGCATAGGCACATTGTTTCTGCCAGTAGCCCCTGAAATTCAACGAATTGGAATAGAAGCCGCCAACATTGCTTTCGGCTTTTTGTTCGGCACACGCATTATGGCCAACCTTAAAAAATGAAAGACAACTTTGATGCGTGTTTAACTTTACTGTTAGCGCATGAAGGTGGTTTTGTAAATCATCCGCAAGACCCAGGCGGGATGACAAACCTCGGCGTAACTGCTAGAGTGTGGGAAGAATGGCTAGGCAGACCTGTTTCCGAAAAGGAAATGCGTAACTTGACACCTACAATGGTGACACCACTTTATAAAAGGAAATACTGGGATGCTTGCCGAGCTGATGAGCTTGTATCTGGTGTTGATTATGTTGTTTTTGACGTCGCTGTTAATTCCGGCACAGGGCGCGCTATTAAAATTTTGCAGGGTTGCGTTGGCGCTACTCCTGATGGGGGTTTTGGCCCTATTACTATGGCATTAGTCAAAAAAGCGTCACATGAACCTAATAAGATCATAGAGTTATACTGCGCCAAGCGCCTTGAGTTCTTACAATCCCTACGTACTTTTGAAACTTTTGGTAAAGGTTGGAGCCGTCGAGTTGCAGAAGTTAAAGAGAAGGCTCTAAAAATGACTGATCATGGCTAAACTAGATAAAAAAGCAGATGAAGAATTTATTGCGCTTTACCGTAAATTAGGCAGTCCAACTTTAGTAGCTGAAAAGTTAAATATAAGCCCAAGAGCCGTTTTAAATAGGCGGTCTAGCCTACAAATACGTTACGGCGTAGTCTTAGATACACATAGTTCTTTGCGTGAACAAAAAAAAGAAAGACCAAAAAAAAGAGATTTGGCAGCGCACAATGTTCGTAGGGGCATTGATGTAGATAAAGTAAAACGGGTCATTGTATTTAGCGATGCCCACTTTACCGACACTACAACTGTAGCGTTTAAAGCGTTGCTCATAATGATTAAAGAGTTTTCCCCACAGGTCATCATATGTAATGGCGATGCCTTCGATGGTCAGGTATTGAGCCGCTTTCCTAGCATCAACTACGATCAAAAGCCCAATGTCTTGCAAGAACTTAAAGCCTGCCGTTATCACCTAGACGAGATTGCTAAACACCGCCCAGCAGGGTGTGAACTGATTTGGACGCTTGGTAATCACGATATGCGTTATGAGTCCTGGCTTGTAAACAAAGTGCCAGAGTACAGCGGCGTAGATGGGTTTAGCCTTAAATACCATTTTCCAGAATGGAAAACGTGTTGGTCGTATTGGATTGGTGAAGATACCGTAATCAAGCACCGGCATCGTGGTGGTAGGACTGCTGGATATGCCAACTTATTAGCGGCTGGCAATACCAACATCATTACTGGGCATACGCACGTTCTCGCCATCCAGCCGATTTCAAATTACCAAGGAACTTTTTGGGGGATTCAGACCGGATGCCTTGCTGATCCTATGTCACCTAGCTTTGAATATTGTGAAGATGGCCCTAAAGACTGGCGCAGCGGGTTTGTGATGCTGTCGTTTGATCAAGGCAGAATGTTAATGCCAGAGATGATTATGGTGACAGACGAACAAGAAGGTGAGTTTGAGTTTAGGGGTTGTATAAATAAGGTTTAAACATGAGATTAACGCCTGAAATACTAAAAAACCTGTATTCGACCTTGTATTGCACTTACCCATTTACTAAATGGCCTATGCCATTGCCTGAAGAAATAGAGTTTATTGTTACCCCTGATACAGAAGTAATGGGAACATATTTGTTAGATACGGGTGAGGACTATGCCCATACCATAACCATATCTTCAGGTCGTTGTAGCCACTTCTACACGGTTTTAACTACGCTTGCCCATGAATGTATACACATGAGTTTTTACAAGCAAAAAGGCGATAAATGGATGTTACATGGAAAACCGTTTAGAACCCGTTGCAAGATGGTAGCCACAGAGCTAGGCTTTGATCCGCTAGAATTGTAGCTACATTGTAGCTACATATTACGGTGGTAAGCGTCTTTGGGGTTCTTGAGCATTGATCTAATAAGCTCATCCATACTAAAGAACCATTGAATTTCTTTCATGCCGTTGTGCCGCATGATTGTAAAACTCATGGGTTTTCTTGCCCTACAACTTTATATACTTGATTAATTATATTTAGAACGTGCTTAATATCTTCAGGCGTTAACTGACCCATCAACTGCAATATTTTGATTACCGCAACGTCGTTATTTAACGGGGTGGGGCTGACTATGTTTTCAATCATTTTGTAGCAATCAAATAGGCGCCATAATTGGCAAAACAATACCCAGCGTACATACACGCTAGACCCATATTTCCTTTAAGTGCCTGTTCCAGGGCAATATACGCGTAT